TGTAGGACTCTGCAAGATCTTCATCACGACCTGCTTGTGCTTCTTTAAGTTCAGCAACATACGTTTCAGCCCATTCTGCATACTTGCTCAATTGGGCTTGTGGAACATTGTTGGCTTTGAAGTATTCAAATGCTTTCGGGTCAACCTTGTTACCACCGACCAACTCGTCAACCAGTCCATCAAAGTGTGCAAGATTGGCATCGGTTTTTTCTTGTAGTCTATCTTGTATAGTTTTCACTTGTGCTGGTGCAGTAACTTTTTGTTCAACTACTTCATCATAGTCATCAGTATCAACTATCTCGGATACATATTCAATCCGTTCTTTGATAAACTTGATTGCGTCTTCTTTGAGAGGCATACCACGTTTATGTGCTGTAGCCAGACTACATGCGGTTATTCCTAAGTGGCCTGTAGGACTTTTAATAAAAGTATCTATATCAGCTTTTTCATATCCGTTGTCCTGCATCCAACTTACTACATTCTTCTTAAGATCTTTGGTGCTGTAGTGATAGGCATAATAACGTAAACTATTATTCATGTGATGACTAAAGGTTTTGTCGTCCATTGTTAATGCACGTTCAGTATCCCATACTGGCTCAGGACCAGTACCACGTTCATCAAAACCTTTACCTTTAGATTTAGTCTTAACTGCCATATTTGAGCTCCTCTAATTTACAAACTATAACGCTATTTTACACTCATTTATCCTTAAAGTCAAGCCCCCAGTAAAATCAACAACTTACACCAGGTTCTAAATACCGCTAAATACATAGATACTATAGGATTTTATTGTGCCACGATTATCACTCTGGAAAGACGGAAAACACTCAAACGATTACAAATTTATGGATCGCATAATCAGCGAAGAATTCACTGTTGGCGGCACTGGTGTAAACGTACACAAGTATCTAGGCACACAAGAACAGAACACAGTAAAAATAACCAATGCAACTCAGTCTTCAGCTAGTGCAGTATTAGAATTTGCTAGTACATCAAACATCGGGTTAGATGAGTTTGTTACAGGCACAGGTATTCCTGCTGATACAAAAGTTATTGCTAAAGATGCAACTTCTGTCACACTAAACAACAGCACAACCATAGCACTACTCAGTGGTAGTACCATAAAGTTCTACGAGAATCCTTCAGAACCAAGTTATACAAATCAAAGCGAAAAGAATATTCAGGACTTGTTCTTCTTAGAGAACAGAGACCGCAAGTACGACACAGACATCTACCCGATGCGTGGTATCTATCAAGTACAAGACACCACATTTGATCTTAGCCAATTTGGCATGTTCTTGCAAACAGGCACACTGTTCATGACATTCCATATTAATGATATGGTAGAAACACTTGGTCGCAAAATGATGAACGGTGATGTGTTGGAGTTACAACATTTAATGGACTATTATCCATTGGACAACACACTGCCTGTGGCACTTAAAAGATTCTACGTAGTAAGTGATTGTCAAAATGCTGCCGAAGGGTTTAGTCAAACTTGGTGGCCGCACTTGTGGCGTGTAAAACTTAATCCGTTAACCGACAGTCAAGAGTACAAAGACATACTTGACAACATCAAAGTTGATGCTCCTGATTGGGATCCGACCAACGGTAACGTAAGTCTTGGCAGTGTACAAAGTACTATTGACAGTTATCAAAACGTAAACAATGCTATTATCAAAGAAGCAGAAAAAGAAGTCCCACTAAGTGGATATGATATCAGTCACCTTTATATCAAGTCAACAACACCAGATGGTAAGTACCCTGGAGATCCAGTTGGCGTAACTGCTGACGGCAATGTAACTGCTGACAGTGATAGTGTAAACACAGACTATGCTATATTAAGTCCACAGGCTGTGCCAGAAGGGTACTTGACCGGAAGCGGACTAACACCAAATGGCATGCCAGTTACTGTTGGAATTGCTTTCCCAGATGGTCCAAATGTGGGCGACTATGCACTAAGAACAGATTACTTGCCAAACAGACTATTTAGATACGACGGGAGACGTTGGGTGAAAATTGAAGATAATGTGAGAACCACACTTACACCTGGTTCAGACAATACCACACAGCGTAGTGGCTTTGTAAACAACACAGAAACATTTACAAACAATTCAGGTAATGTAACAGTAAGACAAAGTCTTAGTGATGCATTAAAGGCTAAGGCAGATAATTAATGGCTCAACAATTTTTTTACGATGGACAAATACGTAGATTCTTAGTTCAGTTTATGCGAATCCTAAGCGGGTTTCAAGTTGAATTTGGTAAGAACGCAGACGGTGTAAAAACACTACAAACTGTTCCTATATACTACGGAGATCAAAGTAGGCAAGCCGCTACTATACTGCGCAACAATAGTGAGAATGCACTCAATGGTGTACCGGCTATGAGTGCTTATATAGGTGCGCTAACATATGATCAAGCCCGTATGCAAGACCCTACGCATGTAGGCAAAATCAATTTACGTGAAAGACACTACGATGCTGAAACTGGAACATACACAGATCAGCAAGGTGATAGTTATACTGTTGAAAGACTAATGCCTGTTCCATATAAGTTACAGATTAAATTGGATATTTGGACCAGCAACACTGAACAAAAAATGCAGATAGTCGAACAGATTGCAACACTGTTTAATCCAAGTTTTGAAATACAGTCCACAGACAACTATGTAGACTGGACAAGTTTAACGTTTGTACAACTCAGCGACATGTTATGGAGCTCAAGAACTGTACCAATGAACGCAGAAGAAAGCATAGATATAGCATCACTTACATTCGAAATGCCAATATGGATTAGTAGTCCTGCTAAGGTCAAGCGTCTTGGTGTAATACAAAAGTTTATCGGTAGTGTGTATGATGAACAAGGCGAATTCAGTGACGATACTATACTAAGCAATCTTGTTGCTCGTGTAAAAGTTACACCACTAGAGTATGGCATTTACTATACCGGAAACCAAATGAAGTTGGTTAAGCCAGAAGAAGTCGTAAGCGAGTCTGGTGTTATAACCAAGGTTGCTCCAACAAAAGAAACGTGGGAAGCACTAATTGGAGTGTACGGCACACTGGTTACAGGTACTACAGAAATAAGATTAGAGTTGGCAACTGGTACTGAACTGATAGGACAGATTGCTTATCATCCAACAGATCCAACTATACTATTGTTTACACCTACAGAAGACACCATGCCTCTGAACACGCTAACGGCTGTAGCTAAAATCATAAACCCAATTAATGTTACTGTGGACAGTAGTTTAACAAGCCCAACCACAGGAACACGCTATCTGCTTACCGATCATATTGGTGCTGAGGATAACGAAAACTACAGTGTGTGGGGTGATGTTGTGGCCTATGCAAATGACATAATAGAATACAACGGAACAAGATGGATCGTTGTGTTTGACAGTGGCGAGATTACAGATACAGAATACGTAACCAATACAAATACTGGTGTTCAATATCGCTGGACCGGAACAACTTGGGTCAAAAGCGTTGAAGGTTTATATCGAGGTGGTGAGTGGAGTCTGGCTATATAGGCTGTGGTGCATTAGTTTACAGCAAATCAACACACAGGTACTTATTTTTGTTGCGCAATCGCAAGCGACATGCAGGCACATGGGGATTGGTTGGCGGGCGTGTTGAGGCTGGTGAATCCCCATTGCAAGCATTAGAGCGAGAACTCATTGAAGAAATTGGCCCTATTACCTACAATAAAATAATCCCTGTAGAAAAATTTACAAATGAATCCAATAATTTTGAATATCATACATACTTGATTCCTGTTGACGATGAATTTGTACCTACGTTAAATGATGAACACAGAGGATACGCATGGACCAGCATAGCCGATCACCCGAAGCCTCTGCATCCGGGTGTTTGGCGTACTTTTAGTTTTAAGGTGATACTGGAAAAATTAAAGATAATGGAGGCAATCTTTACAGATCACACTCTGTTACCAGTTGATGAAAACTAATCCTGCGGAAGTTAGGACAATCTTTCCACGCACTAGGTATATTGCCTTTACCAGTTTTGTTTACATGAACGAACTCTACTAATGGGTACGCTTGCATTAGTGTTTTAAGTGCAAGACCATAGAAGTCATCAGTAACCACTGTGTCTTCAATTTGATACGCATTTGTTCCAGTATAGATATTATTGTTGTTGCCATGTGTGTCTTGCCCATCAAATCCTACTAGATAAACCTGCTTATGCCCATCAAATGCAGCCATGTAAGCCGCCATAGCACCTGCATTCCACTGTGGATCTTGTGGCATCAGATAAAATACACCAGGATGATCAAAGATTTGATCTGAGTTTGCGTAAACAACTTTTCTTGTTGCGCCACCGCTTGCAATTAGTTCTTGCGCAATCTTATCATTGTTGATTACTAAAAAGTCTACGTCGTAGTGTGCG